ATCATCCCTTTAATCGTCAGCATCACACTGCGCTGCCCTTCCAGAAAGGCGCTATAATGTGGATCTCCGCGCTCGAATGTGGTCGCCTCGAGATGAAATCTTTTCTCTAAATCTTGCAGAACCGCCGCACCTTCCTCGCTTGTGAAGACCTGGCGGTATGTGGTTTTCAAATCATCGATGTCCATTTACTGTTCCGCTACCTGGTTCTGCGCTTTGATAAATGGCGCAACCTTGTTCTGGACCTCAGCCTCTTGGAGCTGCTGCGCCATCTGCTGTTCTGCTGCTTGCTGTTGCTGCTGCTGGCGTCGGACCATTGCAATTTCTTCTGATGACCTAATGATCTCAGCCGGCAGACCCATCACATCGATCAAATACCGCACCATCTTATCGCTATCGAGATAATCGAGTACCGGCGCGATCTGCGCCATTTGTGACAAAACCTCAACACCTCTGAGGGTGTTCTGCAGCTCTGATTGCTTTTGCGCTTTGGCTAGTGGGCTCACATATTCGATGTCTATGTCCAAACCTTGCAGCTCTTCTGGTGGTGTAGTAAACGATCCCTGTCTTAACATTAGCGCAAAAGAACGATCTATAAGTGGTTGTAATAGCTCAGACTGCAATCTGCCCAGGACAGGGCCAAGCAGCCGCATGCGCTGTTCCTGTCTGCTTAACACTTCAGTCGCTGTCATTTGTGGCCCTGTGTCGAGCAAAAGCTGGTCCACATAGAATGCCTGGCGAATAGCGTTGCGGCGCTGTTCTTCCATATTCAGACCAAGACTGTTGTTCGCGCCTATCTGCATCGGCTCCATGCGATCCCTGGTGCCGCTCCGATAAAAGTTAAGGCTGCCAGGCGTTGTTCTGACCGGCAAGAGAAAGCCATCATCAGGCACCATGAGCGGTGGATCGAGCTGCTTTTGCGCTGATCTAATAGTGATTTCCGACATTTTATTGACCATTTTGGTGTCGGAAAGGCAGTTCATGCCAGGGGATCTGCCCCAGGAGCTCGAGCTGTCCTTATTAAAACGCGGCACCAAAAGCGGCATTTCATCAAAACCGCCCTCACGAATTTTCATTTTGCTATCAAAGCAATAAGTAATCGAGGCAATCGGTTTATTAATGTTTGCAAAAAGATCAGCTTTCGTGTTGTCCACTGGGAACACAACATGCACCAGTGGATGCTCCTTATATGGCTCCTCTTTCAAGCTCTTTTTGATTTTGTCTGGCAAGTTTTCCTCGCCAAACTCAAGCGCAATCGCCCTGGCACTCATTGAAAACTTACGATAAACAGTGTCGACAACGCCGCGCTGGTTCTCGGATATGTAAATCTCAGCGATATGCCTGGCTGAAAAAGACATGCCGCCGTTACCATCAGACCGCACAAACAGGCAAGCGGTGCCGAAAGTCACCAGGTCATAGTACATTTCGTGGATTTCTTGCTGAAAATTACTCCGATTGAAAGCCATGTACATCTGGTTTTGCGCGGCTTCCAGCCACTCATTCGCAGCGTCGTTGTCCTGGAACCGCATGTCGCGGTATCTGAGACTAAACCAGGGAATGCTCGGGCTTGTCAGCATGCCATGCAAGCTTGCGGCCAGCAGCTCGACAGCATGTAACGCAGTTCCATCATAAATGAGCTCTGTGCGCTTATCGCCCTCAGCCCTGGTCTTTGTAATGTCAGCGCGGCGAGGGAGCATATAATCGGCGAGCTGCTGCCAGTGTGTCTCCCAATTAGCCCTGCCTGTCCTCAGCGTTTCAAAACGCTTATGAAGCGCTGCTATGTCTTTTGGAATGTTAGCCATTGCGCTTTCCCATGTTGAACAACGATGTTTGCCCTGGCCGAATACCTGACATCGCGCGGCCCTGGCTGCGGCCAGACATCTTTTGCATCAGCCGCTCGAGGGGGTTGACTGTCTGATTTGCGCCGAACTGCATGGGCTGCGGTGCTTGCTGCCCCATCATGCCGGCCAGATTCATAGGCTTTGGCGTTTTCATCATGTGATTAGACCGCCTGAGAATAGTGAGCGACGCCGTGTTCTGGCCTCATTCAACAAGCCTTGCGGTGTTGTTGCTATGGTGTCCTGGGGGCCATATTTCTTTGTGACATCAACGCTATCACTATCGGCTTTTTCTGGCGCGTCGGGCCTTTTGCCATCAATTATTTCTACTGGTTTTTTCTCTTTAGCCCCAGCGCGAACATCATCACTTCCTGTGTCATCGCCAAAGTCTAACACAACATTGTTAGCAAACTCTTTTGGCCCAGCATATTCTGCTGATGACAAGGATCTGCCGCTATAAACTTTGCCCAGCCCAAATGGACCCTCGTGCATTACACCAACAACCTCGCCCTTTTTATTTCGGATGGGAATGCTGCCAACTTCGTTTAACTTGTCGCTAACGCGCTTGGCCCCCAAAACATTGGCTTTAGCCATAGTTCTATTTATGTAATTATTATTATCATCCTTTGAGTATCTATCTAGCCGATCAATGCGAGCCTCGATCTCCCTTTGGGCTTTTGTGCGCTCGTCGGGCGCTCGAGCTGGACTGCGGCCTGGCACCGGCGTAGAGACTGTTTTAGTGCTAGTTCGCGCTCTTTCCAGTTCTGCTGCTGTGGGCTGGTCACCACTGCCACCACCACCAAAGCTGCCGCCATAACTGCCACCGCTAGCACTGTCTGGCCCCATATTCCCAGAGGTATCGCCCCCTGCTGGACCATCCATATCGTCAGCGGGGTCATCTCCCCCAAAATCACCATAACCCCCACCAGAGCTATAACCACTCTGTCCTTCGCCAAAGAAATATGACGGAATACCTTTAGGTCCAGGCTTGCCGGCGCCACCTTTAGAGCGGAGCATCCTGGCCTCACCTTTGGTGATATAGGCCAGCATGTGCTTTTGACCCCTGATATTAGCTGCGCGTTTTGCTGTTACTTGTGCCATTTTAACCTCATACTGCTGCTGCTGACGCAAACGGATCGTAACCATTCACCGCTTGTTTTTGTTGCGGCCTACGCTCCATAGAACCCTCTCGTATAGAAATTGCCATATATCGCGCGGCATCCGCGCCATGTGATGACCAATCATGTACAGGCGATAAACGGAAAGTTCTGGCCTTTTCCTTGTATGCCCTATGATATTGTCTGAGGGCTTCCAGCCCTTGCTTGCACTTTTCTCTGTCAAAATAGCAACGAGGTATAAGCATCTGGAGAGCATGTATGCCGTCCTCTATCGGTAATTTCGGAACCACTTTGAAATTAAGGCCAAGCTCCCACGCCACTTCTCGGCGACTTTTGCCCGAACCCAGCTCACGCACCTCAATGTCGTGAGGCGCATAGTGATCGCCATAATTGTAATTTTTATTCGATAAGACTGAACAGTAGTGAGGCAAGCCCTCTCCACGCGCTTCATAGTAATCAATAACATGAACGCCCCTTCCAGCCGCACCGCCGACCTGGGCAAACCAAATCGCAGTGCTGTCACCAATTCCCAAATCCCAAAAAGTATGAACCTTTGTTGTAGGATCGTGCGGCACATTCGTTATGCGACCATCTTCCAGGGCAGCTTGCATCTCCTTGCCATAGATCGAGCCCTCGACATTCGCCACCCAGGAACACTCAAATTCCTGTTGATACTGGTTTTCGGACATCATCGACCTGGCGGCCTCTAACTCCTCAGCCGGCAGAATGTTTGTCTCACTCGCTTTGTAAACAACATCGACCCAATCATCACTGGAAACCGCTTGCTCGTAATAATCATAAAACGCATTCGTGCCGCGCGGCGTACCAATAAAAACACACCACCCAGCTCGGTCCGACAATGCTGGCCGGATAATCTCAGGAAACAGCCGCTCTGGTATATCCGCGACCTCATCGATCACGGCACCATCTAAATAGATGCCTCGCAGCCCATCCACATTGTCCGACCCCAGCAGCGTGATACGCGCCCCATTGGGCAGATCACACCTAAGTTCCGTTTCATGGAACCTGGCGCCTGGTATAGCGCCGGCATAAACCTTCAAATAATCCCAGGCCACCGCCTTAGACTGCTTGTAAGTCGGCGAGATATACGAATACCTCGGATTGGTTTTCTGGCTCAGTATGGCGTCACGCAGAAGGTGATTAATCGCCATTACAGTCTTGCCCCATCTTCGATGGCAAACTACTACGCCCCAGCGCTTCTCACTTAGCTGGTCATGCAGCCGTTGCTGCAAAGGTCTTGGAGCGTAGGGAATGACGATCTGCATGTGTGAACCTCAATTCCATGACTATATTATCGTACTTAGAAGCGCGGCTGGATTTTTGTGGGGTGGGGCTGGTGTATGCCAGAAATCGGCAACCCCTATCGCTTTAACTTGCACACTTTCTTGCACACGCAGCCAGGCATCATTGTTTTCCCCAGGATCTCTGCGCCACACAGAGCAAACCTGACCGAACTCAAGATCCGGTGCATCAATCGCCAGCCTCGTGCGCGAAGCTCGGCCAGTCGATGCGTTTATATATTGATTGCATCAAGCCTCTACTTGTACCTCTGATCCCATCCATGTCAGCGTCACGCTGTTGTTCTGTGGTGCGTCATCCTTCTTGTCACGCAGTCCCCGCGGCTGCA